CAGTGTTGTCATCCTTGACACAACTACTTCCACCTCAGCTACAACAGGTGCCCTCAAGGTTGTGGGTGGTATCAGTACCCAAGAAAACTTACATATTGGGGGTGTTTCTAAGGTGTATGGTACTACTGCATCCGATGGCAAAACCGCGGGTGCCCTAATTGTAGCAGGTGGTGTAGGTGTCTCAGGTGCCCTATTCGGTGCCGCCGCCACCCTAGATGGTGTGGTGACCCTAACAGATACGACAGAGGCGACATCACCATCTACAGGTGCTCTCAAGGTAGCTGGTGGTGTCGGTATCGCGAAGGATGTGTATGTCACAGGGGGTCTCATCACCAATACTGGAGGTGTTGGGAAAAAGACATACTCGTATTCTACAAATTTAACCAGTGGTGCGAGTGTAGCAAATGCAACGTATGTTCTTGATTTTACAGATCACGCCTTCCACGCTAAAGTTACAGCGATGTTGATCGAATCGGTTGATGCTTCCGTATTTGACCAAGTTAGTACACTCATATTTGATGTTATTGGTGGTAAAATTGGGGGTTCAGGAAACTCCCAATTTGTCCCAGCTCTAGGACAACAGAGTATCATTAGTACCAGTACAATGAATACACCATGGGACTCAACAATAGCAACATCCCTCACAGGAACAACTGTGACAATCAAACCAGCTAACGCGTGCAACGGTGTGGTTCGTTTCAATATATTCGTTGAATACCTATGCCATGAATCGGGTGGAAGGCTTACAAGTATCAATTGCTCGGGTAACAGCCCTGATAGTGGGAATTTGGGATACTAACTATAGTGGTGCAAATATATTTATATCCATCCAAAATTTCACCTCCCTTGTGAGGGAATGTCCAAGAGCATGGATACACCAGAACTTTTCCAACTTCGGGTCTCACCTTCTTACCATCAATAAATTCAGTACATCCCCCCTGATTTTCTTGAAGTGTATTTAGATAGAATATAATTTGTATGAAATGGGGGTTTGATAGATTACCATCATGGTGCCAATCGTACATCTTACCTTCCCCTATCCTCTGTATTGGAAATCCAGAACATAAAATTCGTTTTTGATTTATTTCTTGACTATACACTGGGTACATTGGGTCACCATACCCAATAAAAGTACTCTTCAAATATTTTGAATACTCGTCATACACTTTGACTGTGTAGTCAGTAAATATTTTGACTATATCTTCCCAACCTGGAAGATCACTATAAAGTTCAACGTTCTTTTTTTCACGTGTGATGATACGGTCATTAACTATAAATTCATAAAAACCTTCATCTTTTCTATCATCATTTTCAAATCTTTGGATAATCGATTCACATATGTCACTCGGTATGAAATTAGGAATCTCAAGGACGAACTTTTCCATTGTAAAACTCTTGATCCAAAACTTTATACATATTATCCCAAGAATACTTCTCTTTCAAATAGTCTCGAGCATTAGGACGCTCATCAGGGTTTTTGAAACAGTATTGGAGACGATCCGTGAAATCCTTATAATCACATAAGGCACCCTCACCATCATGTGGTTCCATTTCACCAACACGAATCCACACCTTGGGTTCCACGAAGTGTGCGTAAGGACCCATAGTTTCCTTAAGTGCTGGAATACCTGTGACAATTTGAGGACGATTCAGGTACATATGTTCCACTGGAGTTAGGCCGAAACCTTCAGCTTGGGTCGTACTCAAACCTACATCACCCGCATTATATATATTATTCACTTCAGCATCTGTGAGGAACCCAGGTTTGGGACTGATAAATATATGATTATTCAAAACATGATTGACGTCCATACCCCGACGCATACATTCAGACTTCGTGGTCATCCCAATGTCAATCCCACGATTCCAATAGGACCTACAACCACAAAAGAGTTTGATACGAGGGTTCATATTCTCACGCTTCAAAAGTTCGAGAAACGCTTTGATGGTGGTTTCCCACATTTTTCGTGCAGAATTACGGTTCATATTTACCACCAGGTAATCATCTGGTTTGAAACCAGATTTTACCTTTGCCTCCCCAGGTGAAATATCAATGAAACGATCGAAATCAATCCCATGCACCATAGTGGTCACCTTCGAGGGATCAAACTTTAGGTCATCAACCATATGACGTGTCCAGGTATCGAGGAATGTCCAGATACGGTCGAACTTGTACTCTTTCAGGATTTCAAATGTATCGATGTTCTGCCAAGGATACATGATATCTAGGTATACATACTTCTTTGGGGGTATGTGTTCGGGTGGAATTTTGTGCATGATATCTTTCACGACATTCAAATCGTGATAAATGAATAGGACATCTGGTTTCTCCTTGATGATACTCGGAAGAATCGCATCGTCGCCACAACCAGCACCAGCATTGGGGTCAAGTTCCACCGCATCCAAGAAACGAATTCTCGGGTCTACAAAACGGTCGTTAATTTCCTGACCCTTATAATTACTGAAAGCGAAGTACACCACCTCAACCCCAGGGAGAGTCGCCAAATGATTCGTGAGTTTGTTGGCGACACGAGCGTACCCAGTCCCCCGACTGGGGTGGGTGGCCATAAAAAAGATTTTCATATTAGTCTAATGGCCCACCTCATCCTTAAGTATGTATGTGTGTTTGATACCATAATAAAATTGTGATGTTATACTAATAAGTTGAACAATGACCAATAGTACAACATTTCCAGGGACAGTCACCGCCACTGGATTTACCGGTACATCCACTAATGCAACCAATGCTGTTCTGGCAACAGACGCAACCAATGCTTCTAGACCTGTTATTTTTGGTACAGGAACAACGGGTAATGTACCTTTGAAGACAGACCCGGGTCTCGTATATAATCCCAGTACCAATAAACTGACCGCTGGTGCATTTGTCGGTGATGGATCACAACTCACAGGGATTTCAGCTGGGTTCGACCCCGATGTGGACATAATCGCTATAGGTAATGGGGCAGGAACAACACAACAGGGAGCCAACGCCATCGCCATTGGACACGATGCGGGATCTTCAGGGACGCAGGGAGCCTACGCCGTCGCCGTGGGGAACTCAGCGGGTCGGACCAGTCAGGGAGACTACGCCGTCGCCGTGGGATACACAGCGGGTTCGAATGGGCAGGGAGCCGGCGCCGTCGCCGTGGGGCAGGCGACGGGTCAGACTGGGCAGGCAAGCCACGCCGTCGCCATTGGGTACGAAGCGGGTTGCAACTCGCAGGGAACCCAATCCGTCGCCATAGGACGTGCCGGGTTGAACAGCCAGTCGTACAACTCCGTCGCCGTAGGGCTTTTCGCAGGTAGAGATTCCCAAGGGATTCAATCCATAGCCTTTGGGGCGTATGCAGGTCGAACAGGTCAAGGACTACTCTCCATCGCCATGGGCTCTTCAGCAGGGGAGAACGGTCAACCCGCCCAGTCGTTCTATGTGAGTACCAGTTCTGTAAGAACAGTTAACGGAAGCTACATGAAATACAACACTAGTTCGGGTGAAATAGGATACCAATCATCAGACGATCGTGTAAAAGATGACGAAACCCTTATTACAGGTGCAGTCAAGACATTGTCAAAACTGAAACCACAAAACTACCTCAAGCGAACGAAATTAGACCCATACGCTCCAGAACAAAACTGGACTCTTGAGGCAGGTCTCATGGCACAAGAGGTATACTATAATGCACCCGAACTCAGACACGTGGTTTCGGTACCAGCCGAAGCAGGTGACATTGATACTTTTACACCCCCCCCTAGTGATGACCCCAGCCAAGATCCAGATTACTCCGTGTGGGGAGATGGAATTGCAACAGTTGATTATTTGCAGATGGTCCCTTACCTCGTCAAGGGGGTTCAGGAAATTGTCGCCGAACTTCCCCGTTCGAAAACTACAGTATCAAACACCTGGGGACAAAATATTACAGGTCTTGTCGTGAGTGCAAACACCAACAAACACAAAACAAATACAGTTCCTATAGTAAATCTCAGTAATGTCTCTATGGATAAAAGTTGGTACGGTGTTGTTTCCAATGAGAAAACCGACTCTATAGATTATGATACACTTGTGGATACTAAGGGTGACTCACAAATTTGGGTCACGGATTTGGGTGGTACTCTCGAGTCAGGGGATCTCTTAACCACATCTAATGTATCTCCAGGGTATGCACAAAAGCATGAGGGTGGTGCCTTAATGAATTACACAGTCGCCAAGGTGACCCAAGATTGTGACTTTACAGAACCGTTACAGATATCTATTAAGATTCCTAAAAGGGAGCTTTCAAATGTAACGTATTACATCCACGATGAATCATATGAGATTGGATTTGGTGAATATGAAAAAAGATCACCATTAAACACACGTGTTGAGAAAATACCCGTATACTTTAAAGATATATCTAGCCTGAGTTCTCATTGGAATCAAGAGAGATTCTACAAAGGTGATACGGAGATAGGTTATACTAAATACATAAGTCTCCCAGATGATGATAATAAGTCAACTAAACACTTCAATGAAATTAGTGTTGAAGAGTATAATGCACTTGATGATGAAGAAATAAAGGTTACATATTCTTTGGGTACACACAAAAAATATATACATGTACAATTTTCCAAATCAAAGAAGCAAATACCTCAACATGATGAGGTACGTATTATCGAAGAACTCGTGGATGTCCTCGATGAAAACGGTCAAACCGTATGGGAAGAGACTGGTGAAACCGAACCTCTCTATACCCTCGTGGACCACGGGACGTACAAGGCTGCCCTTCTCACATGTAAACTTTATTAAAACCTACATATGCTATCTAAATTCCGACTTCGTAAAAGTCGTCCCCACCCTTCTTACAAATTGTGTCCCAGTTTGTAAGTCGCCCCTCCCCAAGCTTAAAAATAAAGTCTCACTATATTATAAAATGTCTGGTGGTATTGCCCAACTCGTCGCGGTCGGTGCCCAGGATGTGCACCTTGTCGGTCAGCCCGAAGTAAGCTTTTTCAGGTCTACCTACAAGCGTCACACAAACTTTTCCCAAACTGTCGAACGTCAGGTCATCCAGGGCAACGTCGCCAATGGTGGTATGTCCACCGTCCGCTTCGAGCGCAAGGGGGACATGCTCGGATATGTCTATCTCGTCCCCAATGATGGTACCAAGACCGTCGCTTACTCTCAAGCCAATTGGTTGGGAAAAATTGCCAAGGTTGAACTCCTTGTCGGTGGTCAGGTGATTGATGAACAGGATTCCACCTACTCTACCCTGGTTGCGCCCCGTCTTTCTGCGACCACCGCTTCCAAATCACCTTCGGCTGATCTGGTCAACGGTGCTACAGCCTACAGGTTCTACCCCCTCAGGTTTGCTTTCTGTGAGAACTGGCAGACCGCCATCCCTCTCATCTCCCTCCAGTACCATGATGTGGAACTCCGGATCACTTGGGGCTCCACGGCGGCTACTGACAAGTGGGATGTTTTCACCAACTATGCGTACCTTGACACCGAGGAGCGTGAGGTGTTCGCTGGTCAGCCCCAGAACATGCTCATCACCCAGGTGCAGAAGGCGGTTGCCTCCAC